CTTACCGTATTTACCACAGCAAGCGTCGGGTTGCACTTCTGCATTGCCCTGATTATGCTGTATTGAAGTATTGACTGGAAATCGAGAGATTATACCATTTACACAGTTTATTTTACACTCCCCATAAATGCAATATAGCGTTTACTCCTTATTTAGTATTTTATTCATAACCTGCATGTATGCATAGAATAGTTCGTGTTTAGACGCATCTGATAAGCAGATCATGCAGTTAAAAATCTCCTGCTTTTCCGCTAGGCTTAATCTATGCCGACTTCCATTGGATGGCGAAATAGAAATGCGCTTTGACAAATTAGTTATCTCTTCTGGCTTATAAAAAGCCTCCTTTGTAAATATGTATGCTATTCATACTCTAATTATCGTCACAAGAAAACAATTCTACTGGCGGCACCCCTAAAGCCTTTGCAATTTTACAAATAACTACTAAGCTCGGTCTTTTATATCCTTGTTCAATATTATGAATATGAGAAAGAGCTACGCCGCTTTTCTTGTGCAATTCACGTACAGACATGTTCTTTTCAATTCTAATTTTATCTATATATAATTTCACGCAGACCCTCCTTTATTCAGCTAGTGTCTACGAAATTTATATTTTTTTACTATCTATGCATTGAATTATTGATTGTGTGATTAATAGTAACATTAAGACTGTTCTCCTTGGAGGTATATTTACAAAACATTTCATTTGTTTTGCTTACAAATACATGCCAAGTCTTAATGATTGATTAAATGCCATCCATAAAAGTAATCTCTTTCTTAGTTAAGAGTCTTATTTTAGGTTGAGTCCAACTGAATATAATACAGGAAAAGCTTTAATGCCATGCGGTAATTGAACATACTCGTGGCACGGTACGCATTGGCAAGAGGTGCCGGGCTATTATATTATATGTCTAATGCGATGAAAATTATAAAACCTATGTAACAATGTGACTACTTCCTGGCGCGTCATTTGATCTTGCGGTCTCGTTCCATCTGTTAAGCCTATATTGAACGCCCACTTCCACGCATCTGTTGCCCACTCCGCTACACATTGTTCGGAGGCAAGCTGCGGAGATTTTTCCACCAGGTTTAATTGCCTTAGAATTATATCGAAGGGAAAGGCTCTACCAGGACAGTTCGGGCGCGTCCGTGGCGTGATTTCACTATGCCCTACGAGATTTGAGCGTGTAACGAACATATCAAAGTTATAAATACGTTTAATTTCATTTTGAATATCTTTTATCAGACCCACTGCAGCATTCATTTGTAATGAGGTTAAATCACCTTGCTTTTCTGTGAATCGCCCTTCAAATCCTATACTAATCGAATACAAATTAGCATTAACACGCCGCTCGCGCACAATATCGATTGTAGAGTGTCTATTGTCCCGATTGTCGCCATTGTTGGTCGTACCGTTTGCCCATGCGGTGTTTTCAATATCTACAGCCTGAACAATACGCCCATCTCGAGCCACCACAAAGTGATAAGATACTTGCGAAGCACGATTCGTAATCCATGAAACGGTACCGTCAAATCCACCTTCAGTAATATGACATACAATCAAATCAGGTGTCCATCCATGTCTACCAACACTAATATTAGGACTTGGTCGCTGTATTATCATCATCTCTCCCCTCTTTATCGTTCAAAATCCCGATTGCACGCTTCAGTGCAGTCAATTTATGTACAGGTATGCCCATCAGTTCTGCATTCTCTACGATACTAATTGCCTCGTTTGCAATAAACATAATAATCACGCTATACCGCACAAAATCTATGCCCCGCAAATTGTCAATACGATGTGCAATAAGAACAATTAATAAAATCATCCCTTTACGAACTAGTCCCTTGAACCCAGCTGCACTTTCTAAAGCTCCGCTTCGGCTTTTTTTAGATTTTTGAAAAAACGCAGCTACAATAAATCCTGTGATATAATCTATAGCCATAAAAATGATTAGTGTCTGCAAAGCGTAATCCCAACCGCCTAAAGCAGTTGCGATTGCACCTACAGCAATACCAAATCCGCATAGCAAAGTGTTTCCACGCATATGGAATACTCCTTTTGTGATGTTTGTGTTTAGTCAAGCCCCGTAGTTTGGAGCAGAGTTAAGTTTGGTTGATATTACTTATATAGCAAAAAATAATGCAAATGGAGCCGAACAGTGGTAACTGTGCGGCTCCTGCTCATTAATCTATATAAAAGCTGATTTTTTTAATCAGCCAGAAGATTGCCGCTTTTAATGCGGCGTGTTAAGGGTATGGTGTGTATCGGTGGGGGAACGCACACCAGCGTCCCACTTCACGCAACAAAATGAGCCACAGAGCCAGATACAGCTTAAGTTTTGCAACAAAAACATACTAAGAAAAATCAATAAGAAATTATAAAAAAATCTTAACAGATAATTAATCTGCGGCTATAAAATTGCATAATAAAAAGGTTAAACTTAGCAGCTTAACCAAGACGATAAAATATATGGTTTAGACAATTAAATTATTGACAGCATTAACCCGATTACATGATATGCGCAGACTGGCGGCAGGCTACTCGCCCCCAAAGAGCGGGGGCATCAAAAGCCACCTCCAGTGACCATTAATGCCTTTCACTTTCAATTTTCTACTCTCTCCAACCTCGTTCGCCTGCCTCCCAGACTTTACGGTCAATAGCAAATTCCCGCTATTAGTCAAAAGATATCACTTGCCAATCCGCAGAAGTGTTACTTGCGAATGTGATTGTTAAGGTAGTTGCATTTGTCAAAGTTGCAGCAAGTATCGCTGGGTGAGAAACAGACACAAATGACCGGCTCATATTGACAGATGCTATTGTAACAGTTCGAGTGCCTCCTGTAGTCAAAGGCGCATGTGCGATCCCTCTTTGCACCCGAACATTAACTCGAGCACCATTTGTTGACACTTGGGAGGTGAGTATATTGGTGTTATTTACTGCCGTTAAAGCTCTGCTATTAGCCGTGTCTAAGGTATTAATGATGCTGCGAAGTCTTTGCATCAAATTCCCATTTGAGTTTGCTGCATCCGTAGTCCCACCTACAAGCCTGTTGATTAATGCGTTTAGCGGCTCTGCCAAATTGTTGTTTATAGCACGCCTTATAACTCCCCACATCAGCGTACCTCCTCTCTTATTGTCCCATCCACATTAAATATAGTAGTTTTGGTTATTGTAAAGGCAGTAGATTGTGTTGTATTACCACCCTCTGCCCTCTCCCATGGGTTGAATACTATAGTCTCTACAATATTGCCATTTGCCGGAAATGAAGAGGTTTTTGTAGCCAAAATAAAATCTAAAGCTACAACCCTAATAGTTTCTGTTATGCTTCCATCAGGATTGAACTCTGTTAACTTATCGCAACCTCGTCGGACACTCCAATCATCAAAGTTATTATTGATAAGAGTAAATGACTGAGTTTCAAGAGCAAGGTACATGTTCTTCAGTTCAGCAAAAAGATGATCAAACTCTCCTTGCTGCTGGTTCATCTGCTCTTCCCATTCACTTGCCTGTGTTTGCTTTCTTGCATCCCACAGTGCTATTTGCTCATTCAAATACGTCTCATATTGCAAAAACAATTCAGTCGTATCAACTGAATTAACTAAGCCTGTAACAAAGCCGCAAACTGCGTTATTGGGGCGCGTATCTAATATGTTCGCTTGAGTTATTGCCTGCGCGTTAGCATTTACTGTTATTTCGCAAAGCCTAAGATCAAAAACATCATCTGAACGCATAAGCGGCGGCAGCCCAGGTACGCTTGCGGGTATGCCGGGTATATAATGCGGCAAAGTCTTTCTAGTAACTATATCATGTCTAAGCACAACTACGTCACGGCGATTAAGTGTTAAATGTGCAGGAGCCACCGGAAACTCAAAGTCCCTGCGCCCTACAAAGCTTCCGCCATCTATCCATCCATTCCCGGCTCTAAGTCTGAGCACCATTCCACCAACACTTTCAACTCTTAACTGGTTAGATGGGTTAGGGAATACACCATTGCCGATAAACAATCCAAAGTTTTCACGCCAATCAGACGCATCATATAGACGGTCCCTCATACCTTGTTCATCAAGTTCACTATTGTACGGAAAATAAAGCATATCATCTTCGTTACCTATTACCATAGCCAAGCTTACCGTCTCCTTTCAATATAATCGCCTAGGTTAACTACTAGGCTGAGTCCCTCTTCGCCATAAATCTCTACAATCTCAGATACTATCTCTTTCTCTGAGTAGTCTAACTCTTGGTTTCGGGATAAAACAATGCTGCCGATGTCCCAATCTTCTAGATACACAAATTGCTCACTATAGGGATTTATCGTACTCGACAATATTTTTATAGCCCTATTTTCGTGCAGAGCATCAAGAGAAGACTGTGTGAAATTTTGCCCTTCTCCTGGCATCTGGATAGTCATTTCACGGCGGCTCATGCCTGAAAAAAATGTATTATTGTGTATGTGTTGGTCTTCGATATAAACAACGTTTCTGTACCTCTCTGTGTCGTCCATGTAATTTTGCTCAATTACATTTGCAAACTTTTTCGCAAAGACAACATCTGTCTGAGTTGGCTGATAGAACATTAAATCATGTGTTCTAGTGCTAAAGTTATAGCGCATTCTAACTCCTAGGCCGTTTTCTTCGCACAGCTTAACAATCGATTCATACGCATTAGCTTGTCTGTACTGTGCTGAAATGTTGATCGGCGGCACAGTATACGGAATAAACCGAAAACCCTCCGGAACCATTGTCCGCAATGTCCCTGCTGCTGCCATAAAATTATTATTGATTATATTGTCAAGTATTGATATCAGTTGCATTTCACCTTCAAGGCTAAAAATTCGCCTATCCAATATGCTTGATAAATGCCTGCCTTCTACAACCAACATTAATTCGTCGTTTATAGTTTGTATAACTTTTCGGCGCTCAATTATAGCCGCTTCATCGACATTGCGTTTGTAAATTATGTTGCCCGCCGCGAATTCTCTGAACTTTTCGGGCGTAAAATTTGTTTCTAACCTAAATTCACCTGCGCGTGAAAATCGCCTTATCCATGTGAATTTTGAATATACCGGATTAAGCCCAATGAGTTCAAAATTATTATAAATTTCAATCATATCATTTGACACCTGCTTTCATAAGAGCGCTGCTGACTTTAAGTCCGCGAAGTAATACTAATCCTAGATTTAAACTGATAGTTTAAGCGCCCCCAACACGGCGAGGTGAAGCGTTTCCGGGGGGCGCTTTAGCCGCGAATAAGTATAGGATTTAATCAGGTGTTAGTATAAGTCGCGTCCTGTACAGTTACTTTAAATTATTACGGCAGGATACAGACTTTGTCTCTATCCTGCCTATAGGCAACTGTACAACTAATTTCTACACAGTCTACCCCGCTGCAAAAGTATAGTTTGGTATGTACCTTACAGACATAAATATATTGCTCACATTTTCATCTGCAAAATAACCGATTATATTTGTGCCGACTGCAATACTAAAAAAGGTTGAGACTTCCGCATCTAAATGCCTAAATGCGTTTGCGCCGTTAATCAAAATTCTCTTCTCCTGCAATGTGCTTACAACAGTAATCACATCATCTCTTTGCATGGTATAATTAATCCGAATACGTTCACCTGTAATGATGTTGCGTATTTCAGGATTTACAACTGTACCACCTCGTGCCCTGATTGTGGCAACAAATCCGCCCTCGACATTACCCGCGTTCTCAAACTCCGATTCAAGTGTTGCTCTACGAGTACCAAAAGACATACCCTCTGGTGGTATCATTACCGGAAAATGAAACTCTTTTATTGTCTGCGCAATAATCTCAGTTATACCTTTCCAAAATGGATCAAGGCAGACAAGGTTAATATCAAATCGGAGTCGGCTTCCACGCCAATAAACTTTTGGACGCTCTGTTATTCTACATGGAATTTCTTTATCAATTTGCTCTCGTGCATGTTTGTAGTACAAAGTGCCTGTCAAGGTTGGATTAAATACATTTTGCAAAGTTTGTTCGGCAACTTCTAGCGTTAAATCTTTGCGTACTTCACCAGATAATAGTATAAACTTCTCGTCCAGCGACATGCCCGTCGGAAATTTACCATGCGTACCCGGCTGTTTAATTGAATGCACCTGATTAGCAGCTGTTTCGTCGCACTTATCGCATACAAATGGCGAGAAATAAGTTAGGCTCATTTCTTGGTCTGCGGAATTGATATATGTCAATGTGATATTGGGAGTTACAATCATTATGCATCACCCTCCCATAAAGCTTTTTGTGCTGCTCGGTACGTCTGATAAGCTGTTTGCTGCTCACGGACTCCGTAGAAGTATTGATTGATTGTGTTTGCTCCCCTACCTGCATCAAGGGCAAGAGCACCGCTTGACGCTTGCCACGAATCCGATGCAAAAGAGTTGAGACCAAACGCCTGCTCCTGTTCCCATTGCCGCTGCCAAAATATTTCACGTAAAGCATCAGCAACGCGCAAAGCTTCTGCCAATAAACGAGCTTCTACATCTATTAGCCCTTCGCCCAATGCCAGAAAGAAATTCCTACCCGCCTGTCGCCCGTCAAGCCTTAGCTGAGAATCAATCAAAGCAGTCATTTTGCGTATAATTTTTAATGCTTTTGCTGATGTGTCCTTAAGTACTGCGAGGATAATTCTACGAATTTCAGCAAAACCGTCAGAAAACATTTCTATCTGCTCGCTCAGTCCGTTTTCAGATACTACGCTCAAAGCAGGCAGTACAGCCTCACTCATACAAATTTTTGCATGTTTTATTATTTTGTGCGCCATTTTAGCGGCAGCTTCTTCCGCCTGGTAAGACTCTTTGTCAATCCCTTCCGCAGTGCCCTCTGCAATCATTGCACCAATTTGATCGCGAAACACACCGGAAGGTGAGTTTATCCGCAAAAAGCGTTTAACACCGCCCAACATGTCGTCAAAAAAGCCGCTCACTCTCTCTTGGAGCCATGTAGCTTTCGCTCTAATACCTTCCCAAAGACCTTCAATTAAATTGCGTCCTATATCCTTTATTCCGCTGAATATCGCTACAATCCCATCCATAAGGCCACGGCCGATATCCTTAACACCCTCCCAGGCTCTTTCCCAGTCACCTGTAAAAACACCTATGAAAACGTTAAAAATTCCTTTTATGACGTCTAGTGTCGCACTAAAAACAGAGCTTATAGTGCCCCAAATAGCACTAAAAACTCCTTTGACGTTATCCCAAGTCGCTTCCCAAACGTTTTTGATTAAATCCAACGCCGGACCTAATATAAGCCATATTCCATTGAGAGCAGCTTCAATAAACTCAGTTATAAAATCCCATGCAAGCTTAATAGTTTCCAATATGGCATCGCCATGTTTGTCCATAAAATCCTGTATGCCACCAAAAACGGCCTCTATGACATTTTGTATAACTTTGATGGCAGTTTCTATGAGCGTGGTTATAAACTCCCATGCAAGCTTTATAATTTCTAATATGGAATCGCCATGTTTGTCGAGAAAGGCTTGTATGCCCGCAAAAACAACCTCTATGACATTTCGTATGACTTCAATAGCCGTTTCTATGAGCGTAGTTATAAACTCCCATGCAAGCTTAATAGTTTCCAGAATGGAATCGCCGTGCTTGTAAATAAAGTCCTGTATGCCAGCAAAAACGGACTCTATGACATCTTTTATGCCTTCGATTATGGGCTCAAGAAATGTTTTTATTGCCTCCCAAACCTTCTTAAGCTTTTCCTGCACGTCTTCATTTGTGGCAATTAAAGTAATCAAAGCACCCACTAAAAGCAATATCCAGCCCTTTGGCCCGAGAAATACCTTTAGTTTGCTGCCAAGGCCCGCTATAGTGGTTTTGAGGCTGTTAAAATTACTAATTATATTACCTTTATCTAACACAGTGCTAAGAAAATCTAGGTTATCTGAAAAACCTTCTAATTTAGTCATTAGGTCTTTAAACATACTGTCTGCAGTTTTCAAACCATCAAATCCGGTTCTTACTACTCCCAGAACGCCTGACAGCACTTCAAAGCCACGTCCCAGCCCATCAGCTTGATCTTTAGCTGTCTCAAGAGATGTCCCTGCGATATCAATGACGTCTGACACCTCTTTGAACCCTGACATTAGATTCATGCCTCCTGCCATACCTTCTAAAGCATCACCAAATGCTTCAAGTTGCTTCACGGTACGGCCTAACTGCTGCTCCAATCTATCCAGTTGATTGGCAGCAGCAGTAGCTTCTATACCTATTCTTGCAAAATCATTGAACAATTTAACGTAAATCACCCCCACTTCGTCAAAAGTTCATTTAAGATGGACTGCGCCGTGCGTTTTGCAGGCTTTTCTTTTATTACATCTTCAAACCTAGGTAATTTCTCCGGATGCTTTCGCGTTGGCTGTGCTATCATCCACAGCATCATACTATTGTACTCGTCACGCTGCTTGCGCTCCGCTTCCAGCAAATGCCGCGATTCGATATAAAAAACTGCCCCGTCTATACATTGACCTCTGTAGTCATTGAGGTAGATGGCTGTTTTTGCACCGCCAACGAAAAGCGATTGGACAAAAAACTTACTAGTCGTTCATCATTAAATAGCTCCATAGCAGAATCTATAATATCCAGTAGATTCGCCTTGGCCACTTCTTTTTTGTCCCTCCCGCTCATAATAGCTACAAGTTCTATTAAAAGTTCGGGTGCATCGTTTGTTATTAAGTCTATAAACTCAATAAATACTATAGCGCCACTGCCGCTTAAGTCGTCTTTATCTCCTTGAGAAAAGCATCCCCTTAGCTTAGTCATAAACTCTTTGTCTTTAGCAAGCGGCGATATCGCTCTGGTAAGTTGGCCTAGGATTTTAAGTCCTTCCCTAGACTCATACTCTGATAGTTTTTTCAGCGTCATAAATTATTCTCCCACAAAAACATTTTCGATAAATCCGTTCATATCTACAAACCAAATCTCACACGGTGCATAATCCATTGCATCAAAATCATCAATATGACCATCTACACGGAATGGAATATCACCTTCGTCTTTGTCAGCACTAGATATTGCGCCGGTAGTACGACCGAGTGCGTTATGCATCGCAACCATTACGTATCCGTATTGGGTCGTGGCTATCCAACACACGTTTTTCATATAATCGTCATGGCCGATACCCGTTCGGATTTTCATAGCATACATGCCATTGCTTGCACTTGTGAATTCGCCTGTCGGGAAAGCGGCCTTCATAGTGTCCGGCGTAAACTCTTTTAGAGTGGTTTCCATATAACACTCCCATGAGTCAATAACGCTATCGCCCTTGAACGGCACGTTTGCGCCATCTATCTCAATGCGTCTAAACTCCGGAGTTATGTTAATATTGACACCTCCATTGGTGCCTCCTAATGATTGTCCGTTACGGATGGCCTGTGTAAATGCCTCTCTGAACTCTGCCGGACCACTAATGTGTTCGTACTCAAAATTGGCGATTAGTGCACCTGCACCTAATTGTAAATGCTTAAATGTATCAGCGGTAACACCCGCTACAGTTCTAGTAACTTCTGCCATTGAGTTTTGCCTCCTTATAATCGTGTTTTTTTATGTGCGTTCATCACGCACTTAGGTTTACTTTCTGCATTTGTGCGTTTGCACTGCAGGCCTTTAGTTTTTTACAAGTTTTACTTTTGTTAGATTTCGAAAATATTCTGGCTCTTTTTTTCTCTAAAAGAAAGTCTTTTTTCAACTCCCCTCTCATAAGATTTTCCCGAAAAACAAAGGCAAAGGCAACTAGTCGAGATTCTAGTTTTTCGGGAGCTGTAGTCAGCACACTAAGAAAATGTAAGCTTGATTTTATGGATTGACTACATTCCCTAAAAAAGAAAACGACCCCCATAAAGAGAGCCGTTTATAATATTTATAGTCAAACAACTTGAAACTCATTCGAAATAACATGCATTTTTTGCCCAACATATTATTAAAAGAACCCAAGTGTACCTGTAGGCATACTTGGGTTCTTCCTCTTAACTTTGTGCAATAATTACAATATTCTTTCTTTGGATATTTCTTAAGTTGTTTAACTATGCAACCTTATCATATAACAGAGTGCATATAAAGTAAAGCGGAAAAAACGGAAAACTTCGCATATAGTCTTTATCTTTATCCTCTTTTACTCTTGCCTATCAAAATAAGCTTTATATTTCTTCCTCGGCGTATCTTCATGAACGTAGCGACCATTACTAATTTCATTAGCTATCTCTTTCCAGCTCATTCCCTCTAGGTGCCTAAGCCTAATTATGTATCTAATCTCAACGTCTTCAATCTTACCAATAAACTCTTCTATTTTCAACCGCTCTTGCTGCGCCCTGGCTAAATTTTCACCAATAATCTTTTCGGCCTTGATCTTGATGTCTATCAGCTCTACAAGCCGATCCTCTTTATCAGATCCACCCTTGCTCCTTGGCACGTGCGATAGCTTGTTGCCTGTGCTTTCCGCTAAATCTAAAATATCCATACTGGCTTTTTGCAAAGCTTTTTGAAGCTTCTCAATTTCCCTATCCAAATAATAAAGCATGCTTAACTCGCTTGTTTTCATTTCTAACCTCCTTAATCTCACGTCCATTGCCACTTAATCATAAATCATCCTGTAGTCTCTTTTTTTCTCCGTCAAATGCTTTTTTCATTTTAATTGAAAACAAACATTTGACGTGTCAGAGCATCGTTATAATGTGAATAAACTTTGTTGCCGCGTAATAATCAGCCACAACTAACTTTCCCAACGATAGTTTTTTCAAATAATTTGAAATTTATATAAAGTATATTTAAATAAATTTGGAATGTCAATATATTTTTTTCAAAATTATTGAAATATTTTTTTTTTCTGATATAATACAATTAAGATGAAAGCGGGAGTGATCGTGTGAACAGAATTAAGCAATTACGAAAACAAAAAGGAATGACACAAAAAGAATGCGCTACGCTTTTGCAAGTTGCTCATAGCACATTTTCTTATTGGGAAAATGGAACGCATGAACCTGACACTGATACAATTAAAAAAATCGCCGACTATTTTGGCGTAAGCATTGATTATTTACTTGGAAATTCTAGTAATCTCATACCTGACGAAGAAAAAGGCGTCAAAATTCCTGTACTCGGCAGAATACCTGCCGGTATTCCTGTAGAGGCAATCGAAGACTTGGTAGACTGGGAAGAAATCCCCAGCAACTGGACAAGAGGTAATCAGGAATACTTCGCTTTAAAAATTAGGGGCGACAGTATGTCACCAAAATATCTTAATGGCGATACTGTTATTTTCTTAAAAGTAGAAGACTGTGAAAACGGGGCAGAGTGTGCCGTAATCGTAAACGGACAAGATGCTACATTTAAGAAGGTCATTAAGCACCGAACAGGGATAATGCTGCAACCGCTGAATACAACCGAATATGAACCTGTTTTTTATAGCGCTGATGAAATAGAAGAAATGCCCGTAAGGATAGTCGGTATAGCAAAAGAATTGAGACGAAGGGCTTAACGCGTTACCTAAGAATAGTTTTGATAGACTCAGTAATAAAAAGGGATAAACAAAAAAGATTTGAAGAAAAAGATATAGATCATTACTGCCAAAATAATATCTCCGATTGTCATGATTCCTCGTTAACAACAGTTTTATAAGTGGTAGTAGTTTTAAGATAAAAGTACTTAAAAAACTTATTAAACCGTCGATTCTTGGTCAGGATTTATTAACTTAAGGCTTGACAATAAATTTGGCAAGCCTTATAATTGGTCTTAGAGTTTTTTAGGCATTGGCGCTGCTGGGAGCGTTGCCTAATCGGTTACACACCCAACGAACATAGCAAAAAATAAAAAAATAAGGCATATTTTACGAGATATCAGTAAGGGGCATTGGCGCAGCTGGGAGCGCGAGTTAGCCGCCTACGATAACATGTAATACGATAACTGAATTTCCAAATTATGGGGGTGTGGCGCAGCTGGGAGCGTGAGTTAGCCGTCTACGATAACATCAACTGAATAATCTTTTTTCCTAGTACATGGGGCATTGGCGCAGCTGGGACGCGCGCTTGACTGGCAGTCAAGAGGTCACGGGTTCGATCCCCGTATGCTCCACCAGAGAGAGCTTGCGTCAATGTCGCAAGCTCTTTGACTTTTTTACGCGACTGCAAATAATCGGTCTAAAACCTATTGTGTTTTAGGCTGTTTCTTTTTGTGCATAGGTGCAAATATCAAGCTCAATATTGAAGTGGGCGATGTCGATGTTTAAGTCTATGTGGATTTGATAATCCACTCTAACCTCAATACGGTTAATCAAATTAGCGACAATCATTTTCTTTGCCGCCAATCCTGCCGCATCGTATAGCTCCGTCCACGATATAACCTCATCATACCTAACTTGCATTTCTTCAATGCGATACTTGCACCTATCAAGCTCCTTTTTGGCATTATCACGGACAGCTTCAAACTCGGCAAGGTCACTTTCTGCCTGTGCAATCAACTCATTAAGCAGTTCGGGTGTAAACTTGCTTTCGCCACGAATTGATTTAAGCACTTCTGCTTTTAGCTCTGAAATGTCATTTGCGGTTTTTACATATTCACGCTGCGCTACCTTGTATCGGTTTTCTTGTTCATGCTGGAACGCTTTCAAACCGGAAGTAACAACTTCGCTTTTGGGTATACTTCGCATGTTTTCAAAGATGTGGCGAATTACACCATCAACCGAATCATCAAGGCGAATTGCTGAATAACCAGTTTGCCCATTACAATTAGTTTGCTTGCGTGATTTGCCATAGCACACATAGCGGAGCTTCTTGAATTTCTCGCCGTTTTCATAGATGTATCTGCCATTCGTGGCAACTATGAGACGTGAACCGCAATCAGCACAATATACTTTCCCATTGAGCAAACAACGACTTTCAGTGTTCATGGGATATGTCCGAGCATTAGCGGATTCAGCACTACGTTTTTGAAGTATGTCTTGTGCTTTAGCCCAAACCTCATATGGAATAATTTGCAACTCCTTAATTTCCGGCGAACGACTTTCACCACTTCGCAGCACTCCAGTATAAGTTAGATTACGAATCATACCATTTATGCTCGAATGGTGAAAATTCTTGCCTGCTCGTGATTTGATACCCTCTGCGGTTAGTGCATAAGCGATTTTGTGAACACCATAACCTTGATTGACATAAAAATCAAAGATTTTTCGGACAACAACGGCTTCTTCTTCCAGTATGGCAAGATTTTTCTTCTCGTTTTTCTTTTTATCTAGCCGTCCACTTTTGACAAGCATATAGCCATATGGCGGATTGCCGCCTTTGTAATGTCCATCTTCAACCAATAGACCTAGCCCGGTTTTTGTACGGATAGAAGTTTTTTCACTCTCACCGTCTGCTTGCCAAAATCTTATATAGTTTGTCAGCTTATCGGTGTGATTGTCAAAACGCTGTTCGCCTTCTTTTGTACTCCAAACTTGAACCCCTGCCTGTTTCACGAACCATTCAACTATAAATGGTGTCTCGTCAGATATTCGACCTATGCGGTCAAACAAGAATACAAGGAAAATATCAAACTTCTTAGCCGCCGCCAACTCTTTTATATTTTGAATACTATCACGCTTACTGGCTCGTACTTTGTGACCCGATATGCCATCTTCACGCTCTTCATGCACCAAAACCCAACCTTTTTGCTCCAAAAATCGTCGGCACTCACGGCGTTGCAATGGTATGTCAGCATCGTTACTGTCGTTGTACGTCACTTGTTTATCAGAAGAAACACGATACAAACAAACAACACGCCGTCCAATATCTGCATCGTTTGGAATGTAGTGCTTTATGTTCATTAAATCGCTATCATGTGAACGCTGTTTTAATGTTGTATTACTGTTTTTCATAATCAATCCATCCTCTCAAATTGTAAATTTGAGGGATAAATTGATACACCTATATTCAGTTGTCAAAGTGCATACAAAGCCTATATAGCCTTGTCTACTCTTATTCTCTCAAATTTACAATCTTAACACAATGATGTCGTGTGGATTTTACTCAACTACTATTTTTGTTCTGTAAGCCGATAAAAGAATTATTTTAGCAGCTTTAATCGGTTCGTCGATTTCTTTATCATTAGACGAAAGCGACACAACGCAGCCGTTAATGATAAATGGTATAGAGTAATTAACCTTGCCACTTTGATTATTGTGTGTAGAATTTAATTGCCTCGAAGTCTGTATGTGATTTTGTTGTGAATGCATATTATTCCTCCGCTCCTTTTAGCAGGGTAAAGCAAAAGGCAACGCAAAACTTCTGCGCCGCCTCTTTGCTTCGTTCAACTTCGAGCCAACTTGTCCCGAAGTGTTAGAGGGAAACTGCCGTATTCATGTTGGGCTGTTCTAAGACAGAAAAATCTCCGACAAGTTCATCCCTCGCCCCGATATATTTTAAGAGAGAAAACTACCTCTCATATATCAGGACAAAATCAGGTCAAAAAACAACCCCCTGCGTGAAAATTTTTCATAAAAATTTTCATGTTCAACAATCCCTTTTTGATTGATGACTGTACTGCACTTTCACTAACGCCCTCGGCTTTTGCAATCTCCGCTTGGCTTTTGCCAAGAATGAAATGTGCATCAATCCGTCTGCCCTGTATTTCTGGTAAAGAGTTTAGGGCTTGGCACAAACGGCAATACCGCTCACGCATTTCAAGAACTGCTTCGGGGTTGTCGGAATGACAGGCGATTGCCGCCGCTTCTGTTCCATCTGCCGCATCAAGGGAAAGCACTTTGTTTCTCCGTTGAGTGCGTTCATGGGTTTTGTTGTAGCGTTTGTCTGCGAAAAGTTCCTCGGCTATTTTGCTTGGAACTTCCACAAATTCATCCTGTGTGTACCATGTGTAAAAGTCACGCAGATTGATTGTTACTGTTGCGGTTGCGGTTGCTCCGCTATCTGTTGTTGCTGTATTTGAAGTTGCCATTATAATTTCCTCCATTCGATTTTTGAAATTGCACGAAAAATCAAATGGAGTTGGTGGAGAGCGGCAACGTGGCTGTGGGGCTTGTCCTACAAATGTGAATGGCGCATTACGGACTTCGAGCCAAGTTGACCCGAAGTGCAGGGATAGTCTTTTATTGTTGTAGGCAGACCTACATTAAGCCGCTATTCCAATCAAGCGGCATAATGGTGTTGCTAGGCGTTTGGGGTAAATAAAACATGGCGGTATCCTCCCAATACCGCCGCTTGCTGAAAAAAGGGCGCACAAATTACGCCCACCGATTATGAAGTTTTTTTGCAAGTAAAACGGCGGCTTGAATTTTTATTATCAAACCGCCGCAG